AGCATTGAATTCGTCGAGTGTGCGCTTTGCTTGGCGGTAGCCCTCGGCCATCCGTTTTGCGCTTTTCTCGCCATCATCGCCTGCGGCAATCGCCGCTACCGACAACGCCGCCAGCCCGGTGATGAGCAGGCCCACCGGACCGCCCACGAACGCCAGCGCGGCCGTCATGCGCGTGGTGGCCGCTGTCGCCAGCGTTTGCGCATGCGCCAGCGCGACCGTGCGCACCGCGGCCGTAGTCGTTGCGCCCTGGCTGACTTGCAGCGCATAGGCGTTGCGCACCTGCTCCACCGTATCGCGCGCGGTGGCGGCAGACTTGATCACATAGGCGCTTGCGCCGCGCAGCAGTGCCGCGGCCATCGTGCCGCCGTACAGGCCCGCAACTGCTACGCCCACCACCACCAGCACGTCGAGGTTTTCGCTGAGCGCCTTGATGCCCTGCGCCAGCGTCGCCGACGCGCCCAGGCTCTGGTCAGCGGTGCCGAAGTACTCCGTCGCGTTCGTCCGCGCCAGCTGCCAAGCGCGTGCCACGGTCAGCGGCACGTTCTCCGCGCGCTGGCGCAGCTCTTCGGCGCCGGCGCCGGTCAATGCTTCGTACATCACGCGCGCGGTGATGCGGCTCTCTTCGGCGGCCTGTTTCAGCTGGCCGACCGGAATGCCCAGCTCGCGCGCAAACAGCCGCATCAACTGTGGTGAGGCTTCCATCACCGCGTTGAATTCTTCTCCGCCCAGGCGACCTGCGCCCAGCGCCTGCGACAGCTGCAACATCGCCGACGCCGATTCAGTGGTCGTCGCCCGACCCACCAGCAGACCGGCCGCCACGGTTTCGGTCACTTCGGCCACGCCCGCCTGGCTCACGCGAAGCTGCTCGAGAGCCTGGGTCGAGCGCGCGTACAGCGACGCGGTGGCTTCCAGGGAGGTGAAATATTCGCGGCTGATGTTGAGGACAGATTGTCGTGCCCGCGCGAGGCCCAACTCGCCACTCGTCACTTCATCCAGGCGACCCACCACGTCGGCGTAGCCGTCCACCAACCCCAGAAGTCCCTGGGCACCTTGCAGACCGATATAGCCCGCCAGCACGCCCTTCAATTCTCCGAGCGTGCCGGAGAACAAGCCGAAGCCGCGTCGGGATCGTTCGGCTGCGGCGCCGGCAGCGTCGACCTCACGCGCCGCGCGCTGCGACTGCCGGCCGGCCGACTCGACAGCAGTGCCCATCGCCCGCGCGTCTTGTGCAGTTGCCTTTGCACGGCGGCCTGTGCGCTCGGTGGCTTGGCCCAGGCTTTCGACTTTCTTGCCCGCGTCGTCGGCTTTCTGTCCAGCATTGGCAGCATCGGTGCCGAGCGCCGCCAACTCCTTTTTCGTTGCACGGATGGTCCCGACCACTTGGCCGTTCTCACCCACGATGCGCAACGATACGGTTGTGGTCATTTACGTCGGTTCAGCTCTTCGGCGGCAATGCTTCCCATCTCCTTGACTTGTTCGGAGACGGTCGGGCGCGTTCTGGGCGGCACGCAGCGGAGTCGGCATGCAGCGTCCACTTCCGCTGCTGTGAATCCCATCGCATGCGCGGTGGTCATTCCTACCAGCCACGTTTGACTGCATAGCTGGAACACTTGGACGGCTTCCCAGTTTTCTTCCAGCACTTCCAGCGGTTTCAGTTCGGTCGCGGCGGCTTCGGCGTTATCGTTCGATCCGCTGCGCAGAAAGTCCGCAGCGCTGCCAGTGATGTCAGGTGTCCGATCACCGGCAGGCTGCGTTCCTTCTCCACGGGTCAGCGCCCGCGCGACCGCCTGACGTTTTTTGCGGCGGCGCCGAAGTTGACCTGGATGAACTGCTCGACGATCTGGCCGGTCAGCGACAGGTCTTCGCGCAACACGGCAATCGCTTCCTCATCGGTCAGCTTGCGGTCGCCGTCCTGGATTTCGTCCTCGATCTTCTTGACGACCACATCGAAGACCAGGCGGTCGTTGTCGCTGGTTTCGTTGACCAGGCGGTCCCATTCGGTCCGCGACAGCTTTTTGAAGCGGACGCGCAAGCTGGATTCGAGGGTCTTGCCGTCCTCCTGGTACTGCACCAGGGCGCAGGTGTGGACGAACGTATCGGTACGGATCAGCACAAAAGCCATGTTGAAGTGTCCTTCGAGAGGGGTTTGAAGTGGGATCTAAGCGCCAGCGCCCAGGTGCGTTACGGCGTGGTGTCGGTGAATTCGATCAGGAACTCGTCGCCGCCGGCGTCGGAAGCGATGCAGCGACCGGTCAGGTCGTAGCCGAGGTCGCCGTCGATATCGACCGGCTTCACGTCCTCGATCTGCATGCGGGTCGAGATCTTGGTCTGCAGCCCGCTGACGGGGTCGGTGACCGTGCCGTAGGCCGGGATGATGGTGCCGGCCTTCCACAGCGCCCAAGGGTCGAGGGTGGCGCGGGCCGGGCGATAGAAACGCAGCATCGTCGTCGCTTTGCGCTCCTTGATGCGATTGAGGCGGGCCTCGGTGTGCTCGATGGTCTGTTGGGTGTTGTTGAAGTTCAGACCTATGCTCTTGCCCTCGACGGCGATCCCGTTCACCCGCATTTCCATCGTCTCGGTGGTATTGGCGATGGGCGCGGTGAACGCGCTGTAGTCGAGGTTCGTCGGCAGCGCCACTTCCTGGACTTCCTGACACCCGCCTTCGATCCGGCACTGGCCCTGGATGTAGCTGCCGATATCCATCATCAGCGAACTGATGTTGGCGCGCGCGCCGACGATCGCGTACAGCGTTCCGGCGTGATAGAAGTAGGCGGTCGCAGACGGGATCGCCGCCGAAATCGGGTTGTATCGAACGATCGGCGGAGCGCCAGCCACGAACGTCTTGGCCATGCCGGCGATCTTCAGCAGCACATCCACGGATGCCTTGCTGGTGCTGATGTGCGGCCCGGCCGGTGGAACGACCTCGAATTTCCCTTCGACATATCCGCGCAGCTTCGTCGGAACGTACGGGTCGTTGGTGAAGAAGGGCCGATCGAGCATCCGTTCGATCTTGTCGCTGTCGATCCCGCTGCTGCCTTCGAGCAACTGGAAGGCGTCCGTGCCGGGCACGGGCACAGCATCGGTCCCCTCGGTCGTTTCGACCTTGAGCAGGAGCGCGCGGTTTTTGAAGTATTCCAACATGGCAGGGTTCCTCTCGGAGGGAGCTGGATCGGGTCAGTCGGTCAGGACGACGGCGTGGCGCGCTGAGTGCGCGCACGCGTCGTCGGACGTGGGGTGGGCATGGCCGCGGGCGCATTGACTGTCGACGGCGCGCTGGGCGTGGCAGGAGCATCCGCCGCATGGCTTCGGCCGACTTCGGCGGCCGAACCAGGCGGGGCCGGAGATTCGGCGCGGCGCAGGCCCTTTTCGTCGAGGATGTAATCGCCGCCGGACAGCGGCATCGTCTTGGGGATCATGGGCGCACCTCGATGCGATATGCGGTCTTGAAAAGTTCCTGCACGATCAGCGTGCCGGCCTCATACGCCTGGTCGCGGCTGGCGTTGAAGGTGATGGGCACCGCATCGGGAACAGGTGTCCAGTTCAGCAGCGCGGCGCGCATGTCAGGGACGAGCTGATCCATTTCGCTGGCTGCACGCGATCCCGTCTTTTCGCTCGCATGGTTGCGGAGGTAGAGGACGACAATGAGGTCGACCTCCATCTGCTGTATCAGCACGCCCCCGCTGGCGCCGGCCGTCCTGATCGCGCGCTCCTGGCGGACGATGAAGGCCGCCGGCAGCGATGCTGTCGGCAACGCTTGGCCCACGGCGCTGCGAAGATCTGCGGCAGTGCCCACCAGCTTGAGCCGCGGCACCATGTCCCTGACGCGCTGGATGACCGGAGCGAGCGGGAACGGGCCGATCACGGCAGCGCGCCTCGCCCGAACACCTTGCGGCCGACGTCGATCCTGATATCGCCATCGCTCGCCGGCGAGGTCTCGGGATCTTCGATGCCCAGACTGAACTTGCCGTCGGCGATGAGCGCCAGGAATTTCAGCGCGTCGCGATAGTCGCGCACCACCGGGTCGGAACGCTCGTCGCCGACCCGGTCGGGATGGAGCTTGTAGCGGACGATCGCACGCGCCCAGGTGGTCAGCAGATTCGGCGCTGTGGCCAGAGGCAGGGTGTAGCGCCGCGCCAGATATCCGTCGATCAGTGCCGTGGCCTCGGCGATCAGGTTCGTAACCCGGCCGGCAGCGGCATCGGCTGCCACGATCGCGTCAGGGTCGAAGCCGGTGCGATCCTGACCACGCAGCGTGCGCTCGAACAGCTCGGGGTCGACGAGCGCGGCATCGTGGCTCTCGCTGGCCGTCTGGGACAGCTCGAGGGCGCCGGGCGCATCCGCCAGTTGTGCGAGCGTGAGGTACATCGGCGATTACTTCTGCGGTTCCTTGCCGCCCTTTCCGCCGGCCTTGGCCGCCGGATCGGTGTAGTCGCTCACGATGAGCATCGGCTCGCCCCTGATGGCTTCGAGCTGCGCCTCGGAGAGATCCTTGACGTTGAGCACCACGCCCTCGCGGCTGAACTGGATGCCGGCGCGGCGGAAGCCGTCGGTAACGGATTTGACGATGATCTGGGTCATGGAGAGGTTCCGTGGTCATGGCTACAGAAACCGGCCCCGGCGAACCGGGGCCGGCGTGACGCTTCCTTGCTCATTGGCGTCCCTGCTCGGGCTGGCCTTCTCGGCCGTGGTGTTCGGTTACAGCCAGGGAACGACTTCGACGCGCACCGCGTTGGCCAGCGGGTTCTCACCGCCCTGCGGCAGCGTCGCGGCGATCAGCGCCTTCGCCGTGAACTCGAGCGTCGCGGGCACGAGCAGGACGCGCGCCTTCGTGCCGAGCTTGCGGCCGTTGTCGCCCACCTGGCTGCCCATCGCGGCGATGGCCGCCTTGAGGTTGGTCTCGTCCAGCGTCTGCTTGGAGGCGTACGCCAGCTGCCACAGTCCGAAGCCGACATTCCAGCGGCCGTCGACTCCGTAGACGTATTCGTTGCGGAAGAAGACGTTGTCGTCGTCCTGCTGATCCTTGGCGACGAAGTTCGCGCGCCGACGCATCTGGAAAATGATCGGCTTGATCGCGCGGCTGTCGTCGATCAGGAACCACGCGGTGCCGGCGCCGCCCTGGAAGTTGCTGACGGAGATTTCGTTGCCCGCTTCGTCGGTGACCGGATGGTCGGTATCGAAGAAGTACTGGCCGTCGTAGCACTTCGTGGTGAAGCCGGACGCAAGCAGCGCGTACGTGAGGGTGTCGGGGTGCTCGGCCGCGGACCGGCCCAGCTCCTGAGCCATCGGCTTGTAGACGGCGTACTGGTCGTCCTCGATCGCCTCGCGCGGGACCGAAACCGTACCTTCCCAGGTCTTGTTGCGGATCGAGTAATCGTGCTGCTTGAGGTTCTTGATGACGCGGT